ATCTTTTGGATCCATTTTGTCACCACCCCAACTTACTGCATTAGTATCACTAATACCTCCTGGAACAGGAAGGTAGACAGATCCTATTGTTGTTCTATTAGCGGGTCTTCCTTTCCATGAATAACCACCACGACCTTCACCAGTGGCTGCCCATTCTACACATTCGAATGAGATGTAATCTTGGTCACTTTGTCGTAGTGCTGTAGGATATACTAATAGGTCTCCACCACCTCCACCACCAAAAATAGAACCTATTGCACTACCCACAGCTCCTTTTACAATATCTTCTAAGTCACCTCCACCCATAAGGGCATTTAACCCTCCTTGTAAACCTGCTTTACCTATATTTTTTAAACTTGTATCTGCGTTTCCAGCTCCAGCAGGATCATATGCTGCATTTAGAGACTTCTCTCCATAAATTAAAGAATTTGGGGGTGGTTGTGTTTTTCCATCCCATTCTTTTCTAGCAGTTTGAAGAGCTTGTGTTCTTACTTTGCTAACGTTACTTTTGGTTCCATAAAAAGATTTTTCAGCACTAGATGTATTAGAGTTGGGAGTAAATGTTCCTCCTTTAGGAATAGATCCAACTTCAGTTTCTATGTTTCTAAAATCGTTGCCTCCAATGTTTTCTCTGACATAACGGTTGACAGAAATTTCTCCAGTTTTTTTATTTGTTGTATAGTAATATTGGTTGCTACCAAGATTTCCACCAGGTAGTACCCTATTACTTGTTGCATTGGAGCCGTAAACTGCCATTATAGAAACTTTTTATTTATTTAGGAGGGATTTTGTATAAATTTTGCATAAGGTATGGCAAGTAAGTCATCAAGTTCATTGCGTTGAACAATATAAAGTTGTCCTGCTAGTTCATTCCAAGTGTAATTTCTGTATCTTCTCCAATGGAAGTTAAGACCACGGAATCCCCATGGAAATAATTCCATACAGGCAATAAGGGGATGTTGGTCATATTCTTCGCCAGGAGTTTTGGCATTATAGACGAAAGTATAGAAGTTTCCTACATCAGGTACTGGAGTGACAGTTTCATTAAGAACCTGCATAATTTCCAGCATCATTTCTTCTTGGTCATTAGTTCTATTATTCAAGTCACTTAGATATTCGCGGATACGATTATCTTCCTGCTGTTGTTCTTCACCATCAAACCCAAAATCATTATCTGCCATGGTTGATACCTAATTCTTGTTCGGTAACAATTTTAAATTCAATTTTTTTATCTTTACACCATTCAGATGCAGCTGCCCATTTTGCTTGATTAACTGCATAAGTTTTGCATTCATAGAGATATGATTTGGTCACATTCTTTCTTGGTTTTGGGGGTCGGGTTTGTTTCTTGGGTTTAACCTCAATTACATATGTTTTGACATCACCAGTACTTTCTTTAACTTTAATAATAAAGTCTGGAAAGTATCTTCTAGTTTTACCATCAGGAGCACGATAGGGAATCCAAAACTCTTCACTTCCCCACTCTATAATACTTTCATTAACATCACACCAGTTGCAAAATCTTCTTTCCCAACTACTTCTACAGATTATATTGTTAACATCACCTTTATATTTTTTGGGTTTAGTAGGTTTAAAGAGACTTTTAATACTTTCTGCCATTATCTTGGCTACATAATATATAAGGTAAAAATATTTATAAATGCCTAAAGTAAGAACAGTAACGGATGTTGTTTCTAATTTACTTGCACCAGCAACTACTTCTCATTTTGAAGTAGAGATTGGTTTGCCTGGTTCTCCTGGAGATGATCTCTATGAGAGATTGAAGTTTAGATCCCAAACGGAACAACGTAAATTAAATTTAATGTGTTCAGAAGCAGTTCTTCCTGGTTCTTCACTAGCAACTACAGAAGTTAATAATGACTTTACTGGGGTTACAGAAAGACATGCTTATCGTAGAATATATGATGAGACGATTGATTTAACTTTTTATGTTGATGCTAAAAACTATTGGCCTATTAAATTTTTTGAGGAGTGGATTAGTGGGATTGTGAATGAAGATCAGGATGATGCAAAGAATAAAAATTATTTTTATAGAGTTAAATATCCTGATGATTATGTTGCAACAGGATTAAAAGTTATAAAATTTGAAAAAGATCATCATGATCAGACTAGAGATATAAAGTGGACAAGGGGAGCAAGATCATATAAGATTAGAAGTGGTAGTGGATCTCAAATAGAATATGAATTTATAAGAAGTTATCCTAGAAGTATTACTTCTATGCCTATATCTTATGATGGTTCTTCTTTGTTAAAGTGTAGTGTTCAAATGACATATATGAGATATGTTGTGAATACTCTTAAAGGTAGAACCACAGGGTTTGATCCTTTTCAACAGGCTTCTTTTAATAGTAATGGAATGCAGGGTCTTCTTGGTAATCTTACTGATGCGGCAGTTGATCAATTAACAGGTAATGATTTTGCTGGAGATGTTGCTGGTAGTATTGTTAGTCGTGGATTTAAAGCAACTGCACGAGATGTATTGGGTAATGTAATGAATAGTGGAAGTTTCTTTTAACCTCTATAAATAAAGTACACTGAATTGTATTAGGATATTATGCCTTTACCAAAAATTAGTACTCCGACTTATGAGTTGGAGTTGCCATCTACTGGAAAACCAGTTAAATATAGACCTTTTTTAGTTAAAGAGGAAAAGGTACTGGTAATTGCTTTAGAGAGTGAAGATACAAAGCAAATTACGGGTGCTATTAAAGCAGTACTTAAATCTTGTGTTCAAACAAGAGGGATTAAAATAGAGAATCTTCCTACGTTTGATATTGAGTATTTGTTTCTCAATATTAGAGGTAAGTCAGTTGGTGAACAATTGGAAGTGAATATTATTTGTCCCGATGATGGAGAGACTAGTGTTCCAGTTTTTATTGATTTGGATGATATTCGGGTTGAAAAGAGTGAGGAACATACTAACAAGATTAAACTTGATTCTAGTTTGATGATGGAGATGAGATATCCCTCATTGGATCAATTTATTAAAAATAATTTTGATTTTAAAGAAGAGAATCAGATGGATCAATCATTCCAGTTGATTGCATCTTGTATTGATAAAATTTATAGTGAAGAAGAAGTATGGGCAACTGCAGACTGTACCAAAAAGGAATTGAATGAGTTCTTAGAGTCAATGAATTCATCTCAGTTTAAAGAGATTGAGAAGTTTTTTGAGTCAATGCCCAAACTTCAGCATACTGTTAAAGTAACTAATCCAAAGACTGGAGTTGAAAGTGATATAGTATTGGAGGGTTTAGCGTCTTTTTTCGCGTAGCGATGGTGCACATGAACCTGGAGAATTACTTCAGGCTCAATTTTGCGTTGATGCAGTACCATAAATATAGCTTAACAGAGATTGAAAATATGATTCCGTGGGAACGGGACATTTATGTGGGTCTTCTCCGACAACATCTTGAGGAAGAAGAATTAAAGCAGAAACAACGCAACGCCAATGCCTAGTCAGAAACCTAATATAATACAGAATTTAAGGGCGAAGCATGAGCCTCATCAGAAGTTGGTGGGTAGAGTTCTTGGGCTTGAAAACAGAGTTTCTAAATTAGAGGGAGGTGGTACAAAGGCGTTACCACCTGCCAGTGATACAAAGGCGTTACCACCTGCCAGTGATACAAAGAAGATAAGTGCTGATAGTTTCAAGAAAGGGACTGCATTTGATCCTGGTTATGCAGCAAGAGTGCAGGGTAAAGATGCAACAGGAGAGTATTTAAGTCCAGAAGAAAGAAAGGCAAGATTTAAGAAAACTAAGATAACAGGTGCAGATATAAAGAGAACTGGTGCGATAGGATCGGCAGAGAGGACTGTTAAAACAGATACTACAGGTGCTAGTGCTCTTGCTATTAGAAAACCGCAAGTTAGTGGAGATGTAGCAAAAGCAGAAGATGTAACACCACAAGATCAAGCACAACCAACAGAAAGTTTAATAGGTCCTCTCAAAACTATTGATAATAGTGTTAATAGTATTGTAGAGACCTTAAAGCAAAGTAATAAGGCAGATACAAAAGCAAAAAGTGATGCAAGAAAAACAGCAGAGAAAGATAGGAGAAAGAAAGCAGAAGGTAAATTAGAATCAATAACAGGTCCTTTAGGAAAAGCAGCACAAAAAATACTTGCGCCAGTTCAGAATATATGGGGTAAGATTTTAAAATTTTTGGGAACAGTTCTTTTTGGGAATGTTGCAGTTAAATTATGGAAATGGTTTTCTGATCCTAAGAATGGAGAGAAAGTAACATCTATATTCAGATTTATTGGTGATTGGTGGCCTCTTTTAGTAAGCACTATGTTGTCATTTGCACCTCTACTATTTGGTCCTGCTGGATTTATAATAGGGGTAGTTGCTTTATTGGCATGGGGTATGCCTAAAATTATTGATGCTATAGAGTGGGTTAAGAATTTATTTGGTGGAGGAGTGCAGAAGGAATTGGATGGCATTAATAAAGAATCTGATAAACAATCGGCAGATTTGACGAAAAATATAGAAAGTGATTTAGAGAAAGATACACAACAAATATTAAAAAATAATGATGCTCCTGATACTAAGATTGATGATAAGCAACAACCTGACCAGTTAAAAGAAGTTGATCAGAAAAAAGATGAAGCACCACCTGCTTTAAATCAGTTTGCTGAAGGTGGTGAGGTGCCGGGTAAAGGAAATAAGGATACAGTTCCTGCAATGCTAACTCCTGGTGAGTTTGTTATGAGTAAAGGTGCAGTTCAACAGTATGGTGCTAATACTCTTGCTGGAATGAATGCTGCTGCTGGTGGAACGAATAGACCTACAGTAGGTAGATATGAGGGTGGCGGAATGGTTTTTAATAGAGAATATCATGCAGGTGGACCTAGAATTTATTATAAGGGGGGTGGAAAAGTAGAAGGACTGCCTGCTGGACTTGGTGGAGGTGGTGGTGGTCTGAACGCACTAACTGAACAAGCAAAAGTTAAAACCTGGGGTAGTGCTATAGGTGATTTCTTTAGTGGTAATGATGGAAGAAGTAGAATTCGTGGGATTGATAGACAAGATGTTGGTGAACATATTAGAGTAGATAGGAATCGAAGCGGATGGGAAGATCATTCAATTAACATGGGTCCACAGAAACCTATTGCTCTTATAAATCCACCGGTAAAGGTGACTACTAAGATTGCTTATGATAATCAAATGCAACAACAACAGCAGGCAAATGCAGCTGAACCTCCTAGACAAGATTTACCTGAATTTAATCCTTCATCTATGCGTTCAATGGCTAAGATTAAAACTTTGGGGATAGTGGTATAAGATTATGGGTTGGGCAGCACTAGGAAAAGTAGCAATGGGGGCAGTTAAAAGTAAGGCAAAAGAGATTGCCACTGATAAACTGCTGAATAGAAAGAAGAATGTAAAGAAGAGAAGAGGAAAGGCACAAGAAGCCATGGGAGGTGGTGAGGAACAGCAGGATAAAAGAGGAGCACTTGCTATTCGTCCTACTACATCTTTAGTGCCTACTGGTCCTGGTGCAATAGTTTCTAGTCCTGGAGGTGATCTTCCTACTACAGGAGATAGGGGTGGAGGAGGTAGTGCATATGAACTTGCAACTAGTATATCAACTAAAATTATTAGAGTTGAGAAACTTTTAAAAGGATCTGCATTAATTAAAAAAGATTTAAGAGATGATTTAAGAAAGCAAGCAAAAATTGATGAGGATAAACTACAAGAGAAAGCATTAGAAAAACAAAAAGTTAAATCAAAAACTAAATTTAAGATACCGGGAACTGAGGCTGCTAAGGGAATATTATCTAAAGTATTTAATTTTTTTAGTACTGTTCTTCTCGGATGGATTGCAGTTAGATTAGTAGATTGGTTACCAAAATTAATGCCTGTATTGAAGGCAGTTGGTAATATAGCTGATATGATCCTTAAAGGTGCTGAAGTAATTATTAGTGCATTAGCAAGTGTAATTGATTTTGGATATAAACTTGTTGATAAGATGGAGGGATGGGTAAAGACTACTTATGGTGAAGAAGGTGCTGAGAAATTCAGAACCTTTATGGGTAATTTGAAGGATCTTGTTAGTGCCTTTTTAGTATGGAAGATAATTGGTGAGAAGATATTTAAGGCTGTTGTTGGTTTTGCGAAGAATATTTGGAATACAGTTACTAAGGCAATTAGAACAATATGGGTAAAACTGAGGCGATTGGTGGGTCGTCATGTCAGAAAATTCTTTGGTAAACTTGTTGAACGTGCCGGTGGTGTTCTTAAAAATGTTGGTCAGGGAATATTTAATGTTGGTAAGAATGTTGTAGGTAGAGTTGGTGGTCTTTTTAGTCAGGGTGCTGGTAAATTAGCAAGTACAGGTGCAGGAAAGGTAGTAGCAAAGGTTGGTGGATGGGCAGGTAAGTTATTTGGTAAGGCTGCAAGTATTATTGCTCCTGCACTGAAAGCAGCTAAACCAGTTGCCAGTAAGTTTTTAAAGAGAATTCCTATTTTTGGTTCTCTTATTGTTGGTATTATTTCCCTTATGTCAGGGGAACCACTTGGACAGGCACTATTTAAAACGATTGGTGCTGCTGTTGGTGGAGCACTGGGAACCTTTATTCCTATTCCTATTATAGGAACACTTCTTGGTGAGGCAATAGGTTCATTTATCGGAGATTTGCTTTATTATACTGTTATTAAGAGAGACCCCAAAAAGGCAATGGAGGTCTTGAAGCAAACCTTGATGGGTATCTTTACTGCGGGTAAGGCAGTATTTGATTGGGTTAAGAATGGATTTGGGAATTTTATTACTAACTTTAAGGAAGAACATATGGTTAAATTACCTAAAGTTCTTGGGGTTCAAGTTACATTACCAGGAATAGGAGATAAAATACCTAATCTTCTTCAGTTATATAATCCATTTGCAATGGCACCTCTTCTTGTTAAGTCATTCTTTAAAGGAGGAGGTAAAGGTAAGTCATCAGAATCTAGTGGTGGTTCAACAGTTTCTTCTACATCTTCGAAAGGAAAGGAAGAATCTACTTTTGAGAAGAAACTTAAACCTCTTTCTAAAGACTTGATTGATGTTAATAAGGAAAGTGGTGCTCAAGGAGTTATAGATTCTATATCAAATCGCGCTTCTTATGAGGAATTGCCAGCTTCAACAACAATAGTAAAGATTCCACCTCCCGTTGTTCCTTCTAGTGTTGTAGGAGGTAAAGGTGCTGGTGAAACACAGATTGTTCCTATGGTTGTTGGTAGTGGAGAAGATCCATATGAATCTCTTGATTATTTTGGTTAAATAAAGGTAAGGAGATAGACGTAAATGGCAGTACACTCAGCAGGAACAGGACAAGGACAAAGAGCATCTAAAGCCTCTTATTCTCCAGAGAAATCTGGTATTTCGAGGATGGACGTTACATCTAATAAAGATGAGGGAAAAACTGTAAGTCTTGTTAATGGTACAATGAGATTTCTGTATTATGAAAGTATTTTACAGGATTCTGTTAGGGCAGTAGTATCTTATAGTGATAGTGGTGAAACAATGGAAAAGGAGACTAGTGGAAAGACAAGTGCTATTGAAGGATTACCTATTGTTGGTCAAGAAAATGTTAAAATAGTAGTAAATGATAATTATGGAAATGCTTTAGATGCAACATTATATGTGAATAAAGTTACTCCTCTTATGGAGGATACTACAAAATCTGTAGTTCAATTAGATTTGGCATCAAAAGAATATATTTTAAATGAAAAAGTAAGAATTAATAAGAGATTTAATGGAAAGATTGATGAACATATTAAATCACTTTTAACTTCTTTAAAGGATGATGTAGGGGAAGAAAAGTTTCTTGGTACACAAAAGGAATTGGATATTGAACCTACTTCTAATAGTCAAAATTACATAGGAAATAATAAAAAACCTTTTTATATAATTAATTGGTTATCCAGAGGAGCAGTTCCTGGAGGTCAGAGTAATCCGGCTGCTAAAAAAAATAGTGCAGGATTTCTTTTCTTTGAAACAGGGTCTACAAAACCTAAAGATGGAGAAGCATCGCCAGCTAAATTCCATTTTAAATCTATTGATGGTTTAATGAATACAGAAGTAAATAAACCAAAAAAGAAAGTTATCTATAATGAGAGTACTGGAGGTCCTGATGGTATGGAGGGTGCTCCAGTTGGATATGATGTTAAAGCTTTAACATATACTGTCGACAATAAAGTAAATGTTAAAGAGAAACTGAAGATGGGAGCATATTCTACTCGTCTTATTATGTTTAACCCTTATAATTGTCAGTATTCAGTTGTTACTCCTAATGCTGGTAATACTCAGCATACTGGAGAAGCGAATAATGCAGGAGATCAGTCAAATTTAAAACTTGCTGGAACTGAATTACCAGCTTTGAATAAAGAGTTTAATATGACGGTTCCTGGTAAGGAATTTTCTAGGACTACTTGGTATGTTGAAGATCCCGGAACTCTTCCTGATGGGAAAGGAGTAGGTTTAGAACAGCAGGAAGGAACAGGACAGGTTGCAAAATCTAAAACTCCCAATTATAAACCAGCAGAGGTTCTGAATCAGGGTATTATGAGGTTGAATCAATTGTTTGCTTTACAAACAACAATTACTATACCTGGAGACTTTACTTTACATGCGGGAGATGCTATATATGTGGATGCACCTCAACCATCTCGTCCTACTGAGAGTGGTAAATCCGATTTACCTGATAAACAAACAGGTGGTAATTATATTATATCTGATTTGTGTCATTATATGTCTCCTGATCATACATTAACTAAATTAAAATTGGTGAGGGATTCCTTTGGTAGAAAACCAATGGAAAGGTAATAAATATCAAAGTAAGGGACTAATTTTATGTCAGAAATTAAACACGATCTCGACCATGAAGTCTACATTGAGGCTGATGGTAAAGAACACATCAATCATGGTAAGATGGAGTACACTAAGGCAGACTTAGAAAGTGCTCATGCTTATTATGAGGAATATCATAAGGATGATGAGCCAGAAACTGGTATTAATGATTGGCATAATAGGCATCAAGATAAGAAACTTGAAGTCTATTGTGATAATCATCCTGATGCAGAAGAATGTAGAGTCTACGACGAATAACTTATGGAAGGAGGCTCCCTATTTAATTCTGGTGTTTTAGGATCTAGTTTTCTCTGGTGGATTGGTCAGATAGCTGACGATTCCACCTGGAGAGATAATCGTTTGGCGGGAAAATTTAAAAGTAAAGATACTATTCCAGGATGGGGTGCACGATATAAAGTTAGAATTTTAGGGATTCATGATCAGGGACAAGCAGAAATTAAGGAAGAGGATTTACCCTGGGCAAATATACTATATCCTGTTACTGCTGGTGGTGGGCAGACGAATTCCTGGATGTCATCAAACCTAAGACAAGGTAATTTTGTTTTTGGTTTTTGGATGGATGGGCAAGATATGCAGGTTCCTATTATTATGGGAGTCCTTGGGAATAATGCTCAAACTGCTTTAGCAACTAAGATTGGAAAGGTTGATGATACTGGTGTTAGTAATACCCAACCTGGAAGTTTAGCAAAAAGTGGATATTCTACAGGTGAAGTAGAGAAAACAACAGCAACAAAAGAATTGGTTCCTCAGGAGGGTCTTGTAACTGAAAGACCTGGAGTTTCACCAGAATCATCTCCATCTCCACCAGGAGAATCATTTAATCAGTATGGATTGCCTGATAGTCGTCCTGCTACTCAAGAACAATTAAATGATATTGCAACTGGAAGATCAACGGGAAGTGCTCAAGGTCTTTCAGGGAAGGACCTTAATGATCATATTACAGGTACAGTTCAATCAGGAATTCAAGCAAGAGCTGCTGCAGAAAATTCACCTACAAATCCTCCTAAACCTGGACCTACTAAGGAAAATCCAGATGCGATGCATCAACTATCTGCTGCTGATGTAGTTCGGAATGATAAGTATAATGAGAAGATTGTATTACTGAAACCAGGACATATTGTTCAGTCTGCTACTAAAGCAATGCAAACTGAGGTGGATAATCTTTCTGCAAAGATGGATAAATTTATGGGTTCACAGCAGAACTATATTGATGCAGTATCATCTCCAATGAATCAAGAGCAGTTGCAGCAAGAGATAAAAAAGACTGCTGCGAAAATGGCTAGGTTCCAAAAAATTATTATGGATAAGGTTGCAGAATATCAAGAAAAGAAATTAAATGCTTCATTGGCACCTGTTGTAGCATCTATGCCATCGTCAATGAGAGCTGTTTTTGGAGATCAGAAGTTCCAAAATGCTACTGAGAATATTAAGAATTTTAATGGGATAACAAATAAATTAACTGAGCAATTGGAAGGAATTTTACAAGGAAAATTTTCTATTCCTAAGTTGGCACAGCAAGCAGCAGCACAGGCAGCAAGTGGGATTTTATTTTCTGATCCTGTGTCTCAATCAGCAGTTCAAGTTCTTGATTTATCTAATTCTCCACCGAATACAGCGGGAGCAACTCCTACAACTACAGGAGGAGGAGCAACAACTCCTACAACTACAGGAGGAGATGATTCTGTAGGAATTACTACTATTTCTAATCAAGTAATCAGAACTCCAAAAGTTCCTGTATGTTATGCTGAAGATATTGCTGCCCAAGTAATATCAGTTAATAAAGATAGTATATCTCAACTTGCTTCTGCTCAGCATAAAAATTACAATCGTTTTTTAGAAGGTCTTAAGAGTCAATTAGAGAAATCAGATCAAGAAGCAGAAGAAAAGGCATATGATAAGAGTAATGTAGGAAAAGTTTTAAAGATTACTGATGAGGAAGAGGATGATTTACCTCAAGGTGGTACGAATTATTATTCAGAGAATGGTGTTCCATGTAC